AAAAATTCTTCCATATTAGCTGTTCTATTATTAAGTGGTAATCCTTCAATAACAAAATCCTTTAAAGTATTAATTGTTACATCATAATATCCATCTACATTTGAACTTATTTCACCTAAATAAGCAAATACCTTACCTGTATTAGAATAATTTCCTAATTCACTATTATTATCTATATAGGTATGTAATGATGAATCCTTTCTGATATAGACTTCTGATCCAACATCAAAAATACTACTATCACTATCAATAGGGCCTCCATAGTCAAATTTATACACATTATTATTTATTGATATAATATGAAATTTATAACCAACAAGACTTCCATCACTTGCTTTAATATATAAATTACTCCAATATATATCTTTCACAACTATGCCGGTCATTCCACCATGGAAATGACCTTTTACTGTACCGCTATATGGTTGTAGAGTTGTATTAAAAAAATCATGTAATATGAAATATGGGAATTCACTGAATTTACTCATTTAAACCTCTTCTGTAAATCGTATTGTAGAACTGCTTAATGCAGGGAATTGATTGTTCCCTAATTTTATTGGTCTTAATATATTATCTCCTGATAGAGATGTTGTTGTATAATATGGATAATTACTATCAGTATTTGATTCATATATTGTTTTACTAACATTTATATCTCTTATAATAAAATTATCTATCCCCTTTACATTTGTCCATTCATTACTATCTGATATTTCAGTATAATCAATTATATAATTCATTACATCCATAAAATTTATTGTATCATTAAAATCCATGTTTGCTGATCTGAAATAATAAATCATTTTAGCAAGCACATCTGTTGTTATATCAACGAATGTATATACTCTCTTTTTCCTTATACCAATATCAAAACTGAAATATACCATATCTGGTACTGAAAATGTTTCATATGCTGATAACATTTTTCTAGGTTCAAGATATGTTTTTAATGTATCTGCCCATGTTTCAGAAAACACTGCCCCTTCATTTATACTAGCTGTTGTTCCCCAATCAGTAGCAAACGTATCTGCTGATACTGATACAGTGCTAGTTCCCCATGTTTGTGGTATCACGGATATATAAACTTTATTATATTCTGGTATGCTACCTGAAGGTGCTATATCTTGTTCACCCCATGCAATAGTCGCTTCAATATCACTTCTAGATTCAAGATGTGATTTATAATCAGATGCTGTAACATTTCTATATTGTGTGTGTAATGCTGACTGTGCATTATCTTTTATTTCTGAAATAGGTTCTGGATCAGCAGCACCTATTGAAGCAGCTGAGTTTGATAATGTTATTGTTGAATTATCTATATATGCAGATGTAGTTGTATTGACTATAAATTCATTTTCAGGTGTCCATCCATCTAACAATGCACTAACAGATCCATCTGTTCCAAGACTTTTTAAAGTTTTCACTCTAATTGCTATATCATCATCTGGTACACTACGAGAAGAATTAAAAACAATTTTATTTCTCTTATATTTATCATATGAGAACATATAAATTTCATCATTATCACTTAGAGTTGTAACACTATCATAAAAATCAACAACTCTTGTCCATGCGTCATAATTTGTGTCATCAGTTCTTACAGACACTTCCATTGCAGGATTATCATCATCAATATCATCATCATATGCATAATTTGTTGGTAATATAAGTTCATTATCTATGAGATCAGCCCCTGTATAATTTAAAGTAACAAGTTCTCCTTGTCTTACATCAAAATTAAATGAATATGTTGATGTTAGATTTGCGTGATTACTATCAGTTGTTATTACATATGAAATCGCATCACCATCATCTGTTTGTTCGCCAGAATCTATTTCCTTCCATGCTGGTATTTGGATACCACCTGTAGGACATTCAGTAATTGTTGCTGTAAGTGATAACCTTCCTGATCTATATCCCTTTGGCTCATATCCAATATATCGGCTGAGTCTATTAACATTTTCATAAATATCAGCAGTGCTCAAATATAAATTCTTAGCTAATTTATTTAAATAAAATGTATTTAATTCACCAATATAAGCTATTAATTCTATTAATAATGTTATGTTACTTCCTTCATAGTTCATATCTCTAAAAACTTCATTTGTTGATGCTGCTAATTGCGTTTTAATATTTTCTACAATTGTATTATAATCAGCACTTATATAATCTGGTACAAGATTTGGCATGTCCTATATCTCTCCTTTATTTTAATATAAAATTTATTACTTTTACTTCTTTTGTTGTTTTAATTTGAACAGTAAGTTTGACATCATATTGATTTTGATCATAAACAGGATTTATATATATTTCTAATAATTCAATTCTATCATCCCATAATCGTATACCTTGTAATATCCTTTCACCTATCATTTGTGCTGTTATTTCATCAATAGGCTCAAATAATAATTTTTGAATATCCGTAGCAAATTCAGGAAGCATTCTTCTACTCCCTTGCATTGTATTTATAATATTTGTCACTGAATTTACTATTGCACTAAAATCAGTACTTTTTAATACATCACCATTATTTTGTTTATCCATATTAATATCAAAATCACTATACATATCAGTCATTTAATCTATTCTCCATTATTTAAAATTTAATTATTCAATTAAATTTAATTATTTGTATTTAATCAACATACCCAAAAACCCTAAAAAGGTCCCCAGACACACACCTATGATTGAATTTAAAAATAACTGGTAGGTACCACATTACTCAATGAGGCATTGATATTATCAACTACATTATCATTTATTAGATCCATTCTGTCTTGCATTGTATTCAAATTTGTCTTTACATCAGTATCTAATGTTGAGGCATCCATTAAAGTATCAAGATTAAATGATCCATCATCATCAAGATATAGACCACTTAATATAGAATTAGTTCTATTAGTGAATCCAGTAACAGTAGAAGTACAATCAGATAGACCACTATCAGCCATACATCCAAGAAGTGTGTCTATATCACCTAGTATATTTGGTATTCCTAAATTATTAATAGTATTCTTCAATCCTTGTATTGCTTGTGATATTGCTTTTTCATTAAACGATACTAAATTATCTAAAGCATCACTTACGGATGATATTAGATCATTATTCAAATCACTTATTTTCCCAATTATTTGATTAAGACAACTGCCTGTAAATAATGTTAATTGATTCATATCAGCAGATCCAGCTCCAAGTGTGGATTCAGATAATCCATTCATAATAGATGTTAAATCATTTGTATCTGTTGCTCCACCGGAATAACCATCTAAATCAGAAATTACAGAGGTGATGGAGGTAGAAGCTGTTGTCTCCATTACCTCTAATGCACTGATTTTTGTTTCTAAAATACTATTCAATGATGTACATGGGTTTATTGACATTATGTTGCCCTCACATTTGATGTTTCATGTCCTGTGCCCATTAGATGATTCGGAGGTCCTGTTACTCCTGCTGGATCATCATGATTATGAGTATGTTCATTATAACGATCTGCACCCGTTTCAGTTACTAGCTTCTTACCAGAAGCAATAGGATCAACACCCATTCTTACGGTAGCAGATGTGACAGTAACATTAGGACAGGTTAAATTCGTTGCACCTGTTACGTTTATGGTTAGTCCTCCAGAAATTTCATCTGTTACACTACCAGTCACTTCTCTTTCTTCACTACCTTTTATTAATGTCTTAGTGCTACCATCAACAGTAAGATTTCTATTTCTCTTAACATATATATTATGATCTTCAACAACAATTTCATACTTTGTTTTATTGTTTCTTATTGTTACATTACCATCATTATCTACTTGAATATGAGTATTAGAAGGATGGAATACATGGAACCTTTTGGCACCGGGTGTTGAATCTACTTCTATTGATAATCCACCATGAGTTGCAACAACAATGTTATTTGGATACTCAGCTGCAAACGTTGATTCAGGTTCACTCCATGAACCACCTAATGCTGTCGAAATTCCTTTTTCTCTATTTTCATCTTTATACTCAACTACTGTGCCTGTTGATTCACCTCTTGATAGTCTATGATAATCAGATTCATCTAATCTATCTGATCGTGGATAAACACCATCAGGGTCATTAAATCCAGTAGAGGTATTTGGCTCTACTGTTGGTATACCTGGCATTGAACCAAAATAACGAGGCTGTGTAGGATTACCATTTTCAAATAATATCATCACATGTGAACCTTGTATAGGTACTGACCAAACACCATACCCACTAACACTTCCTTCTATTAGTCCAAGAATTGGTTCTGCCCATGGTAGATCTGCTGTTGGTATTCCTTCTGTTGTACTAGTTGTTTTTCTGCTAGTATGTTTTCCAAATATCCTAACTCTTACACGTCCCATTTTAAGGGGATCTGCATTTGATTCAACAACTGCCCTATAAAAATTGTTAAACTTATCTGAACTTACTCTTATATCATCTGGTTGATTTTTTAACATCTATAGTATCACTCCTTTATTTGGTTCAGATACAACAAGTACTTCGCCATCCAGCCATACTTCTCTATGATCAGGTAACTTCTTACCTGCTGTTGTTAGCTTAAATTTATTCTTCTTAGGCTCAAGAAGGTTAGTTAAGAGTTTTAACATATCACCTTTATAATAATCATCCATTAATTCATTCCAGTCATCATCAGTATTAAATTTATGACCATCTTGTTCTTTCAAATATTTATCAAACTCCTTCAAATTCTTTTTGAAAGAATTCCATGTATCATCAGATAAGGAAATATCCAATTCGCTCATTATATCCTCTAATCCAAAATTAAAATCATCCATATTCATTAACTTTAATACATTTAGTGCATATTTGAATGATTCCCACATATCCTCATCATCACATACTCCTATTTTTGTTCCATTATAAGGTAATATCAAACTTACCCCTGAACCAGAAGCATAGCTAACAGCTTTTTGTCTATCAGTGGTACATATCAAGTTTCGCTTAGGCCACCCCTTCCATGTATTGTTAACTATAAGAGTATAGTAGTTACTTGTATTAGTGGACTTCCTCTCACTAAACTTGGAAGTATTCATGTATTGATATGTAATGCTTTGTCCTGTCCCTCTCCATATGGAAGGTGCACCGCTCTTGTAGTACTTGATTATATCAGAGCAATTTTTCTCAGCTAGTTCTACAAATTGCAGTTCATAAAGATCCTTACCACGACCTTCATTAATATACATTGCAAATTTACTCATTATACAACTCCTCCAATTGTTTTCTCTTGTCCATCAATGTTTGTTTTTGTAGAGTTAAGTAAACTTACCATATCAATGCTTGAATATGCATTTTTCAGTAATACAATTCTTTGTGAGTATGTCATACTAGGCCCATTAAACATATGTGTTATACTCTTTGTTAAAAATTTTCCCTTCATCATCTTATTACTCATTAGCTTCTCTGTTGTTGATGGCCATTTTATCTCTATTTGCTGTCCTGCAAACCTTTTTTCATGACCATCAACAATTATATTTACTACCTGTTGTAAATTATACCTTCTCAACCATCCATCATATACAATGTTTTCAATTGTATCGATATCATCGTCACCTAATAAATTATTCACTGTACTTATATCCGAAATATCAGTAAATAAGGATTTCCTACCCATAAGAACACTGTCCTTAATACCATCACTGTATTTATATTCCTTTTCTATAAAGGTCTTAGTTCTAGAATTATATCCTTTCCATGTTCCACCTCTTAGAAATTTATTAGAACTCTTATCAAGTCCAGATAGCCACCAATCAAAAATCTTATTAACGTCATTATTACTATCCTCAAATATATATTCTACAGGGTCTATAAAATGATCTTTACTCATTAAATAATTAATAGTATATACGTTTGTAGAAAATTGACTATCAGTATTGTTGAAACATAGATATCCGCTAGTTTCTGACTTTTCACCTTTAGATCTTTTCATTAACCATTTTATTGCTTCCATAGGTGTCCAATATGGCATGATAAAATCCTCTAATGAATTTTTACTATCCTCCATTTTAATCATCAATTTATTAATCTTCACCATATCTACTAAGATTTTCTTGATAGTTGATGTTGCTTTATTATCTCCTGTAAAGCTTTTACTATATCTTTTTAATGTGTATAACTCAAAAGTAGGATCAACAAATGTTAATTCAATTAAATTTTCAGATACCGATGAACTAGGACTTGATTGCTGGATTTTATTAACCTTCC